TATCTCGCTTGAGTACACGCTCGCGTTGCTTCTTCCACTCTCTAGTCCATAATACTTCTTTACCCATAAACTCACGTTTAATCCATATCTGATAACGCATCGCATCGATGATTGGTTGATTGGCACATACATTCTCTGTTGTCTCTGGTGTCTGTATAACATGGGCTTGCATACTACGCCCACGCTTATCATTAGTCTTGAGACTTATCCTATGTCTATGAGCTACATTCACCACAGTACTGTACTTAAGCCCTAACACTAGGGCTATGTTCTTAGCACCAGTATTAGCATGATCTCTAATAAACTCTAGCTGCTCTTGAGTTAGTGCCATCCCTTAGCCTTCCAATGATTCAAGGCTATGCATGGTTCACCATACCTATGCCCTATGTACTTCAATCCCCATTGTATCTGAGTATAACCATCTTGGTCTTTAAGCCATGTACTTCTACCTTGAGGAATACCATAGTGAGATCCATTAGCTGCTTTAGGATTCCATGCAGATTCTTTACCATAGAGTATTGCTAAGCATTTATATTCTTTTAAGTTATAGCCTAATAGATGATAAGCATATTCTTTATAGCTTACATATTGGATTGGTTTAGATCCACCTGCTTCAGGCACTAGCAATAGAGATATCCCAATAGCTACTAGCACCCCGCGAGCTACGCCCCTAAGGGGCTCGCGGTGAGCCTTTGAGAGGCTCTGCGCCGTTAGCGTACCATCGATGTCAAATCCATTTGTATAAGTCCTGCTCAGAGCGGTGTTTCGTTTCATAGTTCCTCCTAATCACCGGCTGTGGATAACTTCTGTGGATAACTATTTATCCGTACTGTAGAAGCCTTTACCCTTAAAGTGCGTAGCTGCTGCTCCTATCACTTTAACCATCGGTTCATTACAATAGTTACATAGCACTATTGGTCTATTGTGCCATCCATGACTGATCTCTTGATTAAGATTGCATCGTGAGCATTTGTAGTCATAGGTTGGCAAGTTAAGCACTTCCTTATCATGTATGACCCACATACAGAGCATCGGTCTATGTCTGCCTCTGTAGGTTCTTTGTCTAAGTGACCGTATCTTAATATGAGTAGTGGCAAGAGATCCTCAAGTCGTATGATGGCGGCATACTCACGCGCATCTTCACCCTGTCCATTGAGTCTGATAACCCCAAAGCCTAATTCCCCCGAAATGGCTGTACGGCTTTTCAGCTGTGCTAAATATGCTTTCGGTTGAAATCCAGCGCGGGCTTTGACTTCAACATCGAATGGCACGTTAACAATATCCTTGCCACTACCCCTTCCCACACATGCGCCTTGCCAAACAGTCGATAGGTACTGTGCAACAACACGCTCTGTGCGGAAACCTCTGTGCTTCCTTGCTTGACTAGCCATTGAGCATTAAGCCCATTGTTACGCCTGCAATAAACATTACAATAATCATAGCCGTAAATAGGTTTTCTCTATCCATTGACTGCCTTACATTTAGAGCACTGCCATGTAACTACGCCATTAACTGAGTCAGAGGATATATCTTCTAGATCTCTTATGGCCACTGGCTCGTTACATAACTGACAAGGTACGAAGGCTGACATGAGATCAACCCACTCGCCATTGATCTTGATTCCAATGTTTCCCATTACACTCTCGCCTTCTGTGGTTGCCATTTACCATCACTGCCTAATACATACCATAAGGCCGGGCATTTAGGCTCGCCCCCTTGATGATTAACGACAGAGCACATAAAGCCACCCCATGCCTTGAAATTCTTCTCACCTTCACGCCAACGCATTGTGCCATGAACGCAACTAGGTGATTCAGCAGCTTCTGCTGTGCCCATAATTGCAATCACTGTCTCCATGGCTTTATCAAGTGTGACAGGCGCAGCGACTACCTTGTTATATTCATTGACAGGCGTAGTCCAATAGTCCTGATCGTCTGACTTGACATCTTGCACTGCTGGCTTTACTACTTTTGTAGCAACGACCTTGCTCATTTCCTCGCGGCTTGGACGCTTTCCTTTAGGCGCATAACCTGCATTTGCAAGTGCTCTGCCGATTGCCGAAGTCTCGCAATTCTCCAATGCTGAAGTCTGATTAACACCACGGCTACTAACTGTTTCCTCAGCGTATCCTGTTGCCCATGCAACGCCATCTTCAGAATTCTTAAATAGATACGCTTTAACAATATATCGAGTAGCCTCGACAACTTCCAGCTCTGTAGATATGCGAAATGCTGGATAGTCCTTAATAAACTTCTCAAGTCTCACCTCAACTGGTTCATAGTCGGTTAAATTAAACATATAAATCGTTTTCCTCCGTTGCTAGTTGTCCTGCGAGTGCGCCATAGCTGCATAGGTCAATCCAGTTGTCGATGTGCTGGGCTGACTGATTAGTCCTTGCAAGTTTAACAAGCACCATGATCCCTGCCACTTGATAATCATGGATCGGTGTTTGTAGGTATGCACTGAGGAGCATCGCTGTGTGTTGCAGGTTATCCGCAGGGTGACCGTACGATAGCCCACGGTCGCGGATTGTGTCGGTGGCTGTGAGTAGGATTTCATTAGCGCGCATCTTGTGTCACTCGCTGATATGACTTAGCAACGATTAAACCCTCGCGCTTGCCTTCGTTAAAGCCTTTAGCCCAACCTACTAAATACCATAAAGCATTAGCTGCGAGTAGCAGCACTATAATTGGCATCTCAAAGCTCATTGTTTTACCTATCTGTATCCAGTGCCCTTGACTGGCTTACGAGATTAGTGTGACAGAAGTGACCGACTAATCAAGAACATTTAGGTAACGACTTTATAACGATTATCTAGGTCTGCCGTAGGACTTTCCAGCGACTATAAAGGTGCCGTCCTTCTCGATGTTAATTAGATCTACCTGCACTTTAGCCTTGTTGACATAGATAATCGCAAAAGCTTGCTGCCAGTTAGCTACTCCCTTGGTGTACGCGGCTTGCTTAAAGTCCATTAGGTTGCCTACCTCGACACCATGCAGGATGCGCCCTATGCGACCCCCAGAAGCCTCTGAGAAGGCCGAACGACCTGCTCTGTGAGTATGTCCTGAGATTACATTCTTGCCATGCCTACGGGCTGCTTCTAAAGCTGATAAGCCCCCTTGTGGCTTGATGGGTGTGTGGTCACCATGAACAGCAATCCAGTTAGGCGCAATAGGCATGGGGTTCTTGTGGAAGGTAATGCCTAGCTCGTCAAACTTCATAAACTTCTCAAAGCGCAGCTCTGGCAATGCCCCGAATGCAGGCACTTTAGCCATGATGATGTTGTACAGGCGATCTGTGTGGTTAGACCTTATGCAGTCTGTAACGCCTAAATCCCACAGTAGCTGAACTGCTTCGTTGCGGTCATCATCTAGGGTCTGAGCATAACTGCCCATGCGCCCTTCTTCCCATTTACTTATCTGGGGTAGGTCGATCTCATCGCCAATGGTTACTACTTGGTCTGGCTTAAACTTCGTGATGAAACTAGCAAGGTTACGGGTTGCAACCCTGTCATGGTAAGGGACTTGTAAGTCCGAGACTACGACTATTCGCTTAATCGTCATCCTCATCTTCATAATCGCCAAACTTTTCAGGCGGTACCTGGTCTGGCAAGATCCAACCTGGGTACGCTTGTGGCTCTGTAATCATGAACATAGCTACATCTTCAGCAAAACCTGCACGCTTTAGGCTGCAAAAGTATTCATAGAGCCCAATGCAATAAGCATCAAGCTTTGAGTAGCCCTGCTCCTCTAATGCCTTAGTTACTTTTCTTGCCATGAGAAAATTATCGCTCTAGGAGAAGGTTATAAATCTCATCGACACGCCCGTTGAGTCTTTTAATCTCAGACATAAGGTGTGTGATGACGAAGCCAGCCAAGCCACCCAATGTTACGAGTGTGGCAATGTAGAGCTGAAAGAAGTCTGCCTGTGTCACTTCTTGATGCCCATAGAAGGATCATTAGGTGACAGGTAGCGCAGTACAGGTGGGAGAATAGAAGCGATGCCAGCTGCGATAAGCGCGTTAGGGTCTGTGACTCCTGCTGCATACATTGAGATTGCTGCTACTAGGAAGGCCCTAGCCCATGAACCTGCTGCTGTTTTTAGTTCATTCATTACTTGCTCCTAACATAGGTATCTGAAAAAAAGCCCCGTCATTATCAGCTTCTTTTTTAAAGCTGACATGCATGTGCTTAGTATGTTTGTTAGCCCCTGTGTAGTTGCGCCACTTCCAGTTAAGGATGTGCGAACAGATTCGTCCATCGTAAATGATGTAACTAATACGCTTGTCTGCTTTTGCCTTGGATAAGGTACGAAGCTGATCAGCAAGATCTCCCATGATGTCTGGCTTTCCGCTTTTGTGCAGATCTTTGTCCACATCAATGGCACGAACCCAACCCTGTTCATCTGGATTATGATCTGACTTGCGAGCAGCGTGTCTTGTATCACCGATCCAGCCATCCGATGTGCGGTCACGATCTGGGAACGAGTCATCGAACTGTTCTCGTAATTGGATAGCAGCTTTACTCAGACGGGGTTTCATTGTATTCCTCAAATGGAACAATCCATTGGCAAAGAGTTTCATCAAAACCTGTTGCATTTGTTGGTTCTGGCGCAATAAAGGCATCACGATTGGCATCGTATTTATAACCTATGCCAGCATAATTAAAACGAATGTTGCCATTATAGGAAGTGCGTTTGCAAACTTGACCTCTAAAGTTACCGTACCAGGTCTCTGGATCTAAACCTTCAATAAGTTCAGTTTCATCAATGCCAACAATTACCTCTGTAACAATATCGTTCTCATCTAAAAAAGCGTAATGTGCCATTATGCCCAGCTCACATTTCCTGTACCAGCAGTTATAGTTGTAACCTTAAATCCGCCAGATGGACCTGCTGTTGATCCTGTAAGTCCACCACCGATTGTAATTGTGCGAGTATCTGGATACTTGATAACAACAATGCCTGAGCCACCTGCTCCGCCTGTTCGATTTACAACAGTACCGTCGAAAGCACCATTTCCACCGTTTCCAGTATTAGCACCGCCTGATGTTCCATTACCTGAAACACCATTAAGAATGTTTCCGCCCCGTGCGTAAGTAACTGATGTTCCAGTTATCGAATTAGCAGTTCCAATTCCACCATTTGCATCTGCACCTGCTGACTTTGTATTACCTGCTCCGCTTGATCCGCCACCCGTTCCTGCGTTACCAGTTCCGTTTGCAGTACCGTTTGCACCGTTATTACCTTGTGAAGGTGAAGTTGACGGGGTATTGCCCGTTCCACCTGTAGGGATAGGGGTTGAGAATGCGCGTGAACCACCGCCACCACCTGAACCACCATTTGCACCATTGCCTGTAAAACTTGGTCCTGCACCACCACCTGCACCACCGCCAGCGGAAGTATTAGATCCGAAAACGCTATTGCTACCGCTTGAGCCGTTTGCTGACCCTGTGCCACCTGCTCCGCCTGCGCCTACTGTTACCGTGTAACTAACTCCAACTGTAAGGCTTTGGGTTGTAAAATAACGATAACCACCACCTGCACCTGAGCCAGAATACCAGCCGTCACCTGGCGAACCACCTGCACCTGCAGCTCCTGCAACAACAAGGTAGTCAGAATTAAATACGCTTACTCCGACACTTGAGGCGATGATTCCAATTAAAGGACTAAGCATTAGGCAATGCCACCTACTACAACCCATGAGTTAGCAGCGATCTTGATGCAAGCTGCTGACTTGTAACGCGCAAGAACTGGAGATCCGCTTGACGCTCCCGCACTTGCTACTGTGGTAGTTCCTGGGGTTGTTGCAGTTATTGTTGTAACTCCTGCACCCTTCATGTACACAAGCAATGTTGTGCCAGTAGGAAATGCGTAAGTCGCATCCGTTGGAATGTAAAAAGTATTGGCTGACGCGTTGTCCATTGTGACAATAGCGTTAAGTCCGTCCGCCTTGACTGCTGTGTATGTAGTGCCAGTCTGTGCATTGACCACCATGCCTGCAAGCGATGCATCGACAGAATCCCCAAGAGTCTCAATAGCAGTTGCGCCATTCTTGACTAGGTCTGAAGATGTGGGAACAGTCCAACCAAAGTTAGGGGTAGTAGTTGCCATTATGTTAAAGCTCCTGTCGCATTTGTCCAAGTAAGTGTAGCATTAACGCCAGTCCAGATTAATGAGGCTGGCGCTATTGTTTCCCATTGTGTGGTAGATAGTGAGAAATCTGTAGCTGAGATGTAAAGAGTAATCTCAGTAAAACTAGGGGTTGCTCTCAAAGCAACATTCTCAACAAAGCCATCAAACTGACCATCGAGCAAGTTGCTAGGTAGGTTAGTAATTAATACAGGCTGCCCAAAAAAGACCCCAATGAGGTTGTCAAGCATCGCGCTAGGCATGTCGGGATTATCTAGGCGGAAGGTAATCGCACCTAATGAGCCTCTAGGGTTCTTGCGTAGGTTTAACTCTCTAGAGGCGATGTCGGTGATGTCTGCAAGGTTCTTGATGTTAGAGTCTACCGAACGCTCAAAGAGCCCGTATGAGGCTATGGAGTCGGTATCAGAGGTACTGTAAGTGTTGGCGTATCCTGTGGAGTAGCGATAAATAAGGCTGTTACGGATGCGAGCAATCTGAGTTGTTGCGGTGATAGAGCTTGGTGTTGCATATGAGCCATCAAGGTTAGTAAAGCCGTTTGCTGCGAGATAGTTAGATCTGTGGTCTGCATCGTCATAGGAAACATCTCCGTCCTTTTCCTCGTAGATCTGACCTAGTGCGCTAGTTGAGATTTCATCGACTAGGGTCTGAGACTTAGCAGAAGCACTAGCTGCAAGGGCGATCATTGTGTAGAAGCCTGAGTCAATCTCACCGATATAAGACTCAGCGGTTTCCCAAGTCTGTGTTGCTGGATAGGTATCCCATGTAACAGTCGGTGTGACTTCTGCCCATGACAGATTAAGAGCTGATCCTAGAATGGCTGCAATCTGTGCGCCGTCTAAGCCTTCTGCAAGTGCTGTGTTGTAAACAACTTTAGTCAGTTTAGCCAGTGAGCCAATGCCTAAGATAGTGCCTGTAGTTATGTAGCCTGCTTCTTCAGGGCTACGCACTCCGATATTGAAGTCTGATACTTCTCCACCGAATACAGTCACATAAGTGCCTGATGAGTTCTTAAGCTCTAAAGTAATTGGCTCTGTGACATTGATAGTAAAAGGTGCATTTGTTGCGTTGATGATCTGCACTTGACAGTAACCTGCTGTGGCTTGTCGGTCAATGTCTAAGCGACCAGATGCGAAAGAGACAGAAGTGACAGTCGTATAGACATCATCACCTACTGTCACGCGCCATTCTGGAAGCCATGTCATGGGGTCGCGTACTGCCTTAGTGTGCCACGTTGGGCTGCATCTGTGAGGACTTGATCAATCGCTTCAGCGATAGCGTTAGGATCTCCTACGCCTGTGTTTACGATTATTGTGTTGCCAGATGTGCCGGATGTAGATGCAGCAGGGAGCATGCCGCCGAATTGATATTGACTAGCATCCTCAAAGTATTGAAGTTCTTCATTAGTAAAAGCTCTAGGCTTTGTTAGATAGCCTGATCCCATAGGTCTAGGCTGCAAACTGCTAGGCATAGAAGGTGCTGCGCCACTAGAGACATTAGTTGAGCCGCCTGTTGCAACGTTAATCTTGCCTAACGAAGCTAGAGCCGCTTCTAGGTTCATTAGGTTTATTAGATCTTTAGGCTTAAGGCTATCTAGAATTGTTTTAATATCTACTAGCTTGACATTTTGCATTCCTAAAACGCCAAGGATTCCAAGGTCTGCATTAAGTTTCTTAGTTGCTGCAACGATAGCCGCTTCATCTTTAGCAGCCATAGCATCCTCAAGCGCAAAGATCGACTTCTTTACATTTAGACGAGCAGTATCGTTAGCAATCTGTAATACCTGTGATGAGGTAGTTGCTTTTCCAAGTGCCTCAGTTTGAGACTTAAGGGCTGCCTCATTCTGGATCTTTTCCATGTCAAAGACTTCTTCACCTTTGTTAAGGGCAAGAGCAGCCTTGTCGAGTGCAGCCTTTAGGCGAGCAGCTTTGAGTTGCTTTAACTGCTCTGCTGTAAGCTTTGTGTTTGTCTTAAGAGTTGCTACAGCATAACGTGACTGAAGTTCTGCCAAGTGTGCAAGAGCCTGCGCTGTATCGCCTGTCTGTGCAGCCGTTGCTGCTGATTCTTTACCAAGTCTATTTAGGATAGTGAGTGCTTGGTTACCAATGCCCACTTTATTAATTGCATCTCTTAATGTCTTAAGTCCGGGGATCTTATTAATGTTTTCTGAGACGGTCTGAATGTAACTAATCATTACACCAATGCCACGGATAACATCTGCTGTGTATGTTGCTACTGCTTGCATTTGCACTGCTAGATTATCGACTGAACCATCTTCCCCTAATCCTTTAAGGGCATCGATTAAACCTGTACCAATAATCTCTTGGACGTTGGCAGAAGCAACGCCTAATTTATCCAGTGAACCCTGAAAAGTATTAGCAGCAGCCGTTGCGGATCCTGCGAAAGTGGTTTCAAGTTGCGAAACAATATCCTCAAATTTGCCAGCTTTAAGATCTGCTTTAGATATACCTACACCGAGTTTAGATAGCGCAGTGTTATTTCCTAAATATGCTTTACTCAAGGCAGAAGTAACCGAGGCTAAATCTTTTCCTGTTGAAGCTGATATGTCTAATGAAAGGTTGAGAAGTTGCTGTGCTAACTGTGTGTCGCGTGTGGCTACCGCTAGTGTCTGATAGGCAGGGCGCAGCTTGTCATCGACAATTCCAAACTCGCTTTGTAGTCTCTGGATGTAATCCTCAGAGGATGCAGCATCTCTACTAAGTCCGACATTCTTAAGGGCTAGGGCTAATTGCTTCTGTGCCTTCTCATCTTCTGCTGCTGCCTTGATGGAAGCCTTACCGAAAGCGAGAATCTGCTGACCGCTAAAAGCCAGACCTAAAGTACCTGCCAATTTCTTGACATTTTTAGACATTTTGTCTGTTGCAGTTTCGGCTTGCTTAAATGCTTTCTTGCCAGTGAACTCGGCTGCAATATCAATAACTACATTTGCCATGATTAGCCTCTCACTGTTGCTCTTTGATTAAGTTTAGCCCCTGCTGTTGCAATAGCTCTAAGCACGCCTTCTCTAGCCTTGCCATTGTTCTCATCATAGGCACGATAAAGCAATCGACCTTGCATGCGATCCTTACCCTTAAGAGGGGCACGAAACTTGCCATCTTGATTAAGTACAAAGCGACTGTCAGGGCTTTTCTTGCCCATGCGCTCATAAATAGATCCAGCTCTGCTCTTATTGAAAACTTGAGCAAGGGATCTAAATCCTCTTGAGTTAGGCTTTGATGGACTTGTCTTAAAACCTATTTTAGATTTAACCTCAGAAGGGTTAAAGGTAGGAAATGTTCCCTCAGACATTTGACGAGGTAGCCATCCGCTTAGGACTTCTCCACGATCTGGCACATAACCTTTAGCAGATTTAGAAATCGGCGTAATCGCTACTTTTATTTCCTTCTGAGTTTCTTTTGCTAGATCAGGAGCATAGGTGCGAAGAGCTCTACGAAGTTCAACGGCGCCCTTTACGCTTGCTGGCATCGCTCACCTCTTTCGCTTCATCCTTGAGCCCTTGCACTAATGCATCGAGCATGGTCTTATCTAGATCTAATAACTGCTGTGGCGAGATCCCTAACCTAATGCTCAAGCGAGCGATTAAGTAGGTGAACGGGAGATCTCGCTTTAAGCTAAAGGGTCTGAATCAAGCACCTCGACACTTTTGAGTGTCTCAATGAAATCCATACCGAAAGGCTTAACAGTTTCACCTGACCTGCGTGTTATTTCCCAAGCTAACCAGTAGACCATTGTCTGCTCTTCTCTTTCGCGAAAAGCGCGATGAAATCCTAGCTTATGGTGTAACTCGAAGGAATATTCCACAGCAGGTGTGATTTCGCCTTCGAGTTCGCTTCCATCTGTACGAACGATCTTTAGTTTAGCCATTGTTTTGCCCCTTTGTTTAGTTTCTTAGAATGTGCCTGTAGTGGCTACTGCAACTGTTGAGTTAGCAGTGAATGTGATTGACTGAGTAGACATGTCGCCAACAGCACCATTGATGTCTGTTGTGTTGTTTACTAGAAGCGAGACAGTGTAAAGAGGGTTTGTAGCAGATACTGCTGTTCCCTTTTCCTGTAGGAATACACATGTGACTGTAGTACCCCATGCAGCCTGTAGTGTTGCCAATACATTCGCAGATGCTGTGTCGTTTAGGAAGTCGATTGTTACAGATGATGCTTCCAAGCCCTTTACGAACTTGTGTGAAGAATCGCCCATAGCTGTAACTTCTAGCTCGTCAAATGTGCGGTTAAGAGTAATGCTTGTTACGTGGTCTGAAAGATCGACAGTGTTAATCTTCACGCCGACCTTGTTGTTTAGAAATACAGCCATGAGATTATTCCTCGTCTTTCTTAGTAGTTACTGGCTTTGATGGTGTTGGTGCTACCTGTCCGATCTTGATCAGAAAGGCTTCGTTCTCTTTATCCCAATCGGACATAATTATCCCCAACTTGTTAAAATGGACACGGACATCTCACAGCTGAGCAAGTCACCTGACGCAGCGTTGAGAATACTAGGTGCGCTTATTGCGCTTACATTATAGGTTAAAGATGATGCTGCGAGCTTAGCGAACACGCTGCAAACAGTATCTTCTATCCCGTTAAGGTTGCCCTCATTGTCAAACAATGGCACAGTCATGACGATCTTAAAGTTAGCCATTGGGCTAATTGTGATGTGCTGATTATTGCTAGGTGTTAAATAAGGATCATCTGGAGACACGATTACAGAGTTAGCAAGGACAGTTGCCGGTGGAAAGGCAAAGGTCTGCCACTTGGCATTGTCTACTAGAGCAGTTGCTAAAGTGGTTCTAAGAGTAGTAACGGCAACAGGCATCAGCCCACCATCGAACGCGGATCAAGTGCATGTGCGATCAATCCTCGCACCTTAGCGAGAAGCTGCGCGCTCATTCGGTAAGGGCTTGGCTGGAAATCGACAGCGTTACTGCCTGAAAGGGTGGCTGTACGCGCTTGCCAGATTTCAACAGATATCATAAGAGCTGCTTGCTGTACTGCTTTATCTTCTGCCCAGTCTGTTGTTACATCTGCTGTAACTGTGCCATAAGGATTTACATTATGGCGTGGTGTTGCTGCTGGAGTACCAGTTATGTTGTAACTAATTGAGTAATCTTTAACTTCTGTAATTGTTTTAGATCCGTTAAAATGTGACTTATTGCCAGTTACTACAACTGTTTCACCGACATAAAATATATCTTTAACTAATTGGTCAAAGTATAAGGTGCCTTTTGTAGTAGTGTTTTCATGTGCAATATTAAAATAAACATCTGCCCATAGCATTGGAAGTAGGACTGCATCTGTTGCATCACACACCTCCTGCAAGGTTGCATCTGGATACAATGTGCCAACGCCTAGTGTAGAGCGTAATTCTGCAACTGTTGTAAGTGCCATGATGTCCTTTCTAAAGACTCTGGGGAGTAGAGGGCTACTACTCCCCAGAGCGACTTAAGTGTGGCTTACGCCTTGTTGTTCTTGAATGCGCCTGCGCCGACCTTAGTAGCGATTGCTCCAAAGCCGTAGTAGCCGATTGTTACCTGTCCTGCTGCTGTTGATTCTGCGCGTAGGCGGTATGTTGGTGACTCGTACCATGTGTACGCATCTGGGTTCACAATAAGGATTGATCCGTCTGTGTCTGTTCCCGCTGCTGTGTTAGGTGTTACATATAGGTTCAATCCTGCAACGTTACCTTGTAGAGCTGTTGGTGTTACAAGTCCGCCAGCGTTCATTGGCTGTGATGCGTTGTAGATTGGGCGTCCTGCATCGTTCAATGTCATGATGTTTGACCACTGTGCTGTGTTCACGATCATGTTGCGAGCGAATGGGTTTGCAAGACCTAGTGTTGCGTTGTAGACAGATGCTGAACCGCGAGCAACAATTCCGAGCAATTCTGCTGCTGTTGGGTATGTTGTTGTAGTTGTTGCATCTGCTGTTGCGCCAGCAATGATTGCTGCATTTACTGCTGCATCTGTTGCCTTTGCGTAAGCTGCTGCCATGTTGCGAACTAGCTCATCAAAGAATGCTGGAGATGTACGATCTAGAAGTTCAACAGAAAATGTCTGCTGTCCTGCATACTTCTTAACTGACACTGACAAAAACGCTGAGTTCTGATCTGTCTCGTTAAATGCTGCATTTTCTGCTGTCTCTGCAACTGTTGGCATTACTGTGATCTTTGGGATCTCAAAAGTCATACCTGCATCTGGCAATACTCCACGAGAGATTGCTTCAATTGATGGACGGATTGTTGTGCCAAGTGGGTTGATGATTTCTGACAGTTGGCGTGTTGGTACTAGACCAGCGTTATCTGTTGTGTCATCTGCTGCGCGTAGGTATTGACGAGCTGACTCGTCTCCTAGTGCTGCGCGGATTGAGTTTTCTGCATACTTAGCTGCTGTCAATTCGATGCGTGGCTTTGTGAAGTATGCTGCTGAAACAGTTGGGCGAGCAGCTTCGACCGCTGGTGCTTCAACTGGTGTTGCTTCGACTGCTGGAGTGGTATCTTCCACGGTGGCTGTCTCGCTTTCTGTTGGTTGGGTTGATTCTTCTACGACAGATTCTTCTGCCGCAATATCAGTAACCTGAGCCGACTTAAATGCTGGCTCGGTTACTAAACTTACTTCGACCAATCGAGCGGCAGATACATAGGTAACGCCGTCCTTGATCTTTGACTTGAGGACTTCTGCGCCGATTGACAGACCGCTTTGTAATCCTTCTTCTGCAAGGATAAGAGCTTCTGTACCGCGCTGTGAGCGACTTACAGAAAAGACTGCGTTAATTGCATCTTCTGATTCGCTAAATGAAACCATGCGACCTAAAGGCTTTTTAGCATCATGCTGGCTTAGCAACTTGATTGTTTTAGGATCTTCAATAGCAATAGATCCAGAAGCAAAGATTACTTTGCCCATATTTGTAGATCCTGCTTCGACATTAAGCGGCACAATCTTGCCTGATACTGTGCGACTTGCTGAGTCTGCTGTGAGTTCAGCTGAGAAGGTAATTACTTGATTCATTCTAGACCTTGGCTTCCATTAGGTGTTAGATCAGTCATTTCCATAGCCTGCTCCTGGGTGATGAGATTAAGGCTAAGTAATTTTTCAATTACTGCTAGTTCTGCAAGTGGGTCAGTGCGTAGGAAGTTCTTATCAATATCGAACTTAACTACATTTCCACGGGCAGTAATGTCATCCATAGACAAGCGATCTTCTATCGCCGATACAAAAGGCTGCAAAGATAGCAGAAGGAATTGTTTCCTCTCGTCTTGGACGTTGGCATAAGTCATTGAGTTGTTCATCTCTGCTGAAACATAATAAGCAGGCACATTACAAAGACGAGCGATCTCAGTTGCAAGATTCTGAATAGCCTCGTTGTATAACATCTCTTTAGGTGAAAAGGAAACAGGATTGTACTCAAGAGTAGAAGTTAAGTAAGCAGTTGAGCGATTATTGCGAGCATTTTTCCATGCAGCAAGTAATCCAGAAACTTCTTTAGGATCTAGATCTGCGCCTGTGTTTTTGATGTAGCCAGTTGCCATTGGAGTACTAGCTGCAATCGCTGCCGCTTTCTGGACATCAATCGCTGCGCGGATTGTTTGTATTCCTGTGTTCAAGATTCCCGGCAATAGAGACTGGAAAGTAACAAGAGATCCCAATCCATCCATAGGTAATGTCATGCCATCGACTGCATAAGATTTAACAAATGTGTTAGTGCTGTCAAGAGTAATTGTTACTCTATTGTTAGCGATCCACTCAAAGCGAGATGGTCTGCCATCTTCCTGATAAACCTCGACAACTTTCCAGAAGGCTTGCGAATATAGAAGCAAGGACTCAACTGTGTAAGCAATGGTTACAGATCGTGGCTGAGAATATGAAGGCTGCTCTAACCATGCAGGTGAGCCAAGTTCTTCATTGGTAGATTTTTTGTAAAGCTCTAAAGGAATTGCTCCGATAGTTCCTGCCAAAAGGTTGCGGCATCTTTGTAAGGCTGGTACGGAGAGTGCATCTTCTCTGCTGACAAAGGCATACTGAAATGGCATCGCATAAGGTGAATACTCGCCAAGCACCTGAGGCGCAGATTGTGCTTCTAGTAAAGGCTTAGATTCTAGCCCGAACGCTTGCAATATTTTACCCATAGACATAAATGGTAGCACATGTCAAGCATTTGACATATTACATAGGGTGTGTCTAGGTATAAATCTGAGGTTTAGCCACTGGGATCATTAGCTTGCTTACGACCATCGCTAGACCAATAGGTGCTGAGATATCTCCCGCTGACTTTCGCTTGATGATTCTCCATGCGCTGTCATTGACTTTAGCTGCACAGTTATTCATCTGCTGGATCAATTCTGCCTGCCCGTTATGGACTACGCGAGCATTGACTAAGCCTTCAAGTAAGTCTCCACACGCTTTGTAGAACTGCTGCCCCGAAACGTCTTCCACGATCACGCCAGAATTAGACAGCCTGTCCGCAATAGTTTGTGTGGCGTAACGATCAAAAGTGACAAGCCTTGGCTTATACATGTCACACCATGACTTTATACTTGCCGCCATCTTAAGCTCATCGATAGCGACCTGAGAGCTGTAAGTCTCTAGGATTCCAATGCCAATCCGCCCATCTGGAAGAAGTTGTCCTGCGACCAATGATCCGTTCCTGCGTGACGGACTGACATCGAAACCAAATATAGTATAAGCCCCAGGAGCCATTTCAAGCGTGCTATCGGATGTGTCCTCTAGTACACCATGAGGCCAAGGACTACTGAGTGAGTCGGACCATTGGCAAAGAGTTTCAGTGCGCGTGTTTTCAATCGGTGAAGTAGCAATCGCCTCTTCAATCGCTTCTTCTGTGATGGTGTATCCAAGAGACGGGTTAGCCAGAGCCCATGCATTGCGGTCTGTTATCTTGCAGTATTGAGGTGCTGAGTACTCATAAAATCCAAAAGACTTTGGTGGGTAGTCGATAGCTCTTTCTCGTAAGTCGTTGAGTACAGTGCTGAAAGCGTCTCCTGCATTAGAGGTAAGAAGCGTCTGAGAGTTTGGGTGAGCTCTAGTTGTAGGAGTAGCAGCTCTAAATCCATCTTCTGTGATCTCTCGGACTTCATCGATGTAGAGCAATCCATTGACTGATCTACCGCGAGAGCCGTCTCTAGTTGCTGCGACAACATCAAGCCTTGCTCCAGATAGCATCTCAATAGACTCTGTGCCGTTAGCGTGTCTGATTTGTTTGACGAATCCTTTAAGGTGGTCATTTGTCTCCAGTAGGTGAGTGACTTGTCTGAATGTGTCTAGTGCCATGCTTCTATTAGAGCTCATGATAAGCACATTGGTATTCCACTTAATCAGGTGTGCAAGTATGAGCATACGCGCCAGATGTGTCTTACCATTCTGCCGTGCTACGAGAATGAGGTTTGTCTTACGAATCCACATGCCTTTTTTGTCAATCGTAAGCATGTCCTTCAACACGAATTCCTGCCACGGCATTAAATCCATCTTAACTATTGCGCATAGATCTTTGACATCCTGCAGCTTATTTTCGCCCTTGAGAAGTGGACTGTGAAGCCGTGGCTTGGTTGCCCCTCGTAGGGCTTTGGACTTCTTGGGCTTAGTTGTCATTGACTTGGATCAGGTCGGGTCTTAAAAGGACTGTCCAGCATCGTTTCGGACTGCATCGGGGAGATATTGTCGAT